CATCCTCGGTGTTGCCTCATCGGTACAGGCAGGCCGAGACGACGTATGGAGCGCAAGAACACAAAAGATCTATCGTAGCGCTGCGGGCGACAATGAGGTCAGCGTCTATCTCAAGCTGGTCAAATGCTCCGGATCGTCGCTGCTCGATGGCGAGATATGCGGGAAACCCGCCAAGGGTCCAGCCGTATGCAAAGAGGTCAGCGGCGGACGGATGGAACAGGGCGACAGCACCACCCTGTGGGTCAAACTCCCGCGCACAAAATATCCCATCGAGCGGGTGTATTTTAAGGATTGATCATGTCCATCCGCCCCAACAAAGACCGAAAAGGGAACATCCTCCCCCGCTCGTGGATCATCGACTACTACCCCCAGGGTCGCAAGGGTAAGCGGGTGCAGCAGGTAGCCAATGACATGACCGAGGGCGAGGCCTGGGAACTGGAATCCCAGATCCGGCGCCAGTACGGGACGGCCGTCCCTCTGCACGGCAAGGTTATCGACGCGCTGCCGGGATGGCTGGCAGCCGGGCGCAACAATTACGCGGCCAGCACCTACCTCGATATCCAAAATTGCCTCAAAAAACTATCCCCCCATTTCGGGCAAAAACTCTGGACGGCCCTCAATCAGCCCCTATTTGAGAAATACAAAACCGAACGGTTGAAAGACGGGGTCGGCAAGCGCACGATCAACAAGGAATTGACCTGGTTTTCGAGCCTCTGGAAGTGGGCGGCGGCCCATGGCCATTGCAACCAGCCACCATTCCGGATCCCGGTCTTTCCCAAAGTGCGCCGGCCCCAGATCCGGGTGCCGAGCATGGACGAGGTGCAGGCCGTGATCGACAACATCGAGGAGCGATACCGGCCGATCCTGCTGCTATATTATGACCTGGGATTGAGACGGGAAGAGGCACTACAGATCAAAGGGGAGGACATCTGGCTCAACAGTCGCGAGGTGTGCGTCATCGGCAAAGGAAACAAGGAAAAGATCCTGCCGATTACCACCCCGCGATTGTTCGAGGTGCTGAAGACAGCCAAGCTGCAGCACCCCCTGGGGTATCTGTTCCGCAACCCCAAAACCGGCAAGCCCTACCACAGCATCCGAAAAGCGATCATCCGCGCGGCCGAAAAAGCCGGAATCGACCAACGCGTTTATGCCCACCTCTTCCGGCACAGCTTCGTTACCCACGGCATCGAATGCGGCGTCGAAATCACGGCCCTGCAGACCATCGCCAGGCACAGCGATATCCGCACCACCCGCGAATATATCCACCTGCGCAACCAGCACCTGCGCAGCGAGGTAACCAAACTGCCCGGCTACACCAGTCAACCCAAAGAGGAGATAACCCCGCGAGATGACGACTGATTCCAAAGTGCAAATAATACTGAAAATCCTCGTGTCGGCGGTTCGATTCCGTCCCTGGGCACCAATAAAAACAAGGGGTTATGGGTGTTTTCCATAGCCTCTTTTTTTATGCCATCTCACTACATCCCACTACACCTTTCAGACGGTGTAAATAACTTCCCCGCCGAGGGCGGCTAAAGGGGCTGGTCCGGTGACGGTGACGGTGCGGCCGTCGGTGTGCAAGGTCAATCTGGCGCCGGGTTGATAGGTGGTGCCGGCGGGCTTTACGGCTTCGCGGATTTCGCCTTTGCTGGTGCGGACCCGGACGGTGTCGGTTTTGTCCTGGACGACAGTGCCGGTCAAAATGTTGGTTTGATCGATGGTGAGGCGCTGGCGCAGTTTTTTTAGGCTCATACTTCCTCGTAGTAGGCGGCTTGCAGGTCGAAACTGATATCCTCATCGCTGTCGTCGATGGTGCGCTGGGCGGCCAGGATCTCGCATTTCTGCGCGGTCATGCCGAGGGCGGCGCAGGTGATGGTGGCGATGGAGCCGGGGCGCAGGTCGCGGGTCTGCAGGCCGTTGGAGTCGGTGGCCAGGACGCGGACGCCGACGCGGTGGCGGTGGAAGGTGGTCTCGTCGATCTTGACGCGGCCGACTTCTCTAGACTGGGCTTCGGTGACGATCAGCGGGCTGGTGTGGGTGTCGAGCCAGACGACGTTGACGCCGCCGACGACCTCATCGCTCTCGGCGGTGGCCAGATCTATATCGCGGATGCAGACGACGTTGGGCGGTGAGGCATCGGTGGCGGTCAGCGCCGGGGCACTGGCGGTGGTGAACACCCAGGTGCGGCTGACGGTCTGCCCGTCGCTGTCGGTGCCGGAGAGCCCGATGGTCACGCGCTCGTTGTAGCCGGAATTGCCTGCCGGGGTGTAGGTGACGGCAAAACCGTTCGTGACGGCGGCAACGGTGGGCGTCTGGCTGACGCCGTTGACGGTGAGGGCGACGGTGCCGGTCTGGATGCCGCCGAGGGCGTCGGTGATCTCGGCGTAGAGGGTCCAGTCGCGGCGGACGCCGGTGGCGTTGGCGGTGGGGCTGAGTTCGGCGACCAGGCGATAGCGCTCGAGCTGGTTGTCGTAAACGGCGGCGGTGAGGGCGTCGTCGATCCACACGGCGCCGGTGACGTCGCCGGCGGTGGTGGTTTTGCTGACCGGGTCTTCCGGGTCGGTGACATCGAGCACACCGAAGCGTCCGCCGTCCTCGTCGTCGCTGGTGCCGTAGGCAAGGAGTGCCCCATCTTTCCATGCGGCGCGGCAGTCGGTGACGGTGCCGAGGTCGGTGGCGCCGTATGCCCGGAGCGAGAGCTCAATACCGGCCCCCTCGTTTAAGAGTGATAGGCGTTCGGCGGCGGTCAATAGTCGGTTGTAAATTCTGAGTTGGTCGAGCTTTCCCTGGAAATCGCGGTCCAATGCCGCACGGTTGCCAAGCCAAAGAGCCGCTTGCAGGGCTGCAAAATTTGACGAGCTGATTGAGGCGGCGGGTGTTGCCGTGGTGTTGATAAATAATCTGCCGTTGCCGCTGCCATCATGATCAAGGATCAATAGGTTCCACTGGTTCCGTGGAGCTGTAACGGTGACTTGTTGATCACCGATATAGGCGTTAATGTTTGCCCCGGAGGTGTTCCGACGGATGAGCAGATTGGCCGGGTCGGCTTCGTCTGCGAGGATATACCCATCGGGGATGGTGGCGGCAGAACTGCTGTACTCCCATATCGCGACAGTAAACGCGGCCTGGGAGATGACGTTTTTAGATATCGCAACGCCGTCGTCAACCCCGTCGAAGCTGAGGGATTCGTCGAATTTTCCGCCGCTGCCGGTAGTCTGTACGGCACCGGTGATCGTGCCGTTGTATGCCGCCTGCTCGTCTACCAGCGCGCTGCCGGTGATGTTATCCATGGTGTAATGGCTGACCAGACCGGAGGTTGGCACAGTGCCCGTCCCCTCGGCTGCCACTGTTAGCCCGGCGGGGTGACAGATAATTAAATCAGAGCCGGCATAATCGATTCCCCGGGCGGACAATGTCGTCTGTGCCAGCGTATCGGCCCAATCGGAGGCCGGAAGCTCGCACACGTAGACCGTCGAATCCGTTGCCCAGGCAAGCCTGTCTGCGTTGACCGCGCAGAGCAGCGGCGTCGCTTCTCCTGTATAGGCATACCCGACGGCCGGGCTGGGCAAAAAGACCATCTCGACAGAGGTGACGATCGCCAGCGACGAGCCGTAACCGGCGAGGTCCTTGATAATGGCGCTGGTCAGCTCCACGGGCGCACCAATACCGAACACGCGCACCAGGTTGCTGGTCGCGAGACCATTGGCGGCGAGGGGCAACCGGTAGACGCCCGCAGCGCTGGTGCCGAGGTAGATACCGTTGTCGTTGATCGCACCGCAGGTGATGTTGGCCAGGGCGGCCCAGGCGACGCGGGTCCAGTCGCTGAGGCGGTAGATAGCGCAGCCGGAGGCGGACACCAGAACGACCCGGCCCCGGGCGGGGTCGCTTAGGATGCGGCGGATGGTGGAGCTCTGAGTAACGAGAGTTTCGGGCATGTCAGCGCTCCTGGGTGGCTAAAAAATAACTAGCGCCGTAGACCAGCAGCCCATCGGTCCACGACAGGCCGAGGGCCGGGGTGACGGCCAACGAGATCCAGAACCCCACACAAAGACGACACTCAATAAAATGTGGATAATCCTGAATGGGTTGCAGTCGCGGGGTGCGGCGGATCAGCCAGGCTCTGGCGTTGGCCAGCAGACTGCTGCTAGTGGTCACAACGGTGATGATGTAGACGGCGAAGATGGCGACCATTAAGAGTTTCACCGGATTTTTCCTCCTCCGCAACATGAGCGCTTAGCATTGGTCGTCGGCCCGCCGATAATGCGGATCGGTTGACGGGCCGAATCGGGGCGGCTGTTACCCCGGTCACCCGCCTGATCGGTAGACAGCCAGGCGAGATAACCGGCCTCGTCGAACCCCCCTCCACTTTGCTGCAAATAGCAGCCGAGGGTGACCTTGCGGCTGCTAAATTCGGCGGGTGTAATTCCCAGCTCCTCGGCGGTCATCCCCCGGAAAATCCTCTCAGCAACGGTCATGGGCACACCCATGCTTGCACGTATGCGCGGTAAGGGAACCGCCCGATGGATGTGACGGTACACCCGTAAGGTGCCATATAGGCCCCGGTGCACGGGTCATGATCGAAACAATTCCCCCGCCAGCATTCCGGAGCGGTATAGGGCTGGGTGTTATAATTGACCCATATATAGTTTATCCGCTGGAAGGCGGAGACCTGCTTGATACAATTATTGGTGGAGTAGGAATAAGTGGGGACCATGATACCTCCCTGTTCGACCTCGTCGACGTTACACGGGTTCCCCCACACGTCTTCACCAGTGTAAACCCATTGCCCATTAAGAAACGCCACCTGCATACTGGCGGCGTTTCCGCAGGCGTCAGAGACGGATACAGAGCCGGTTCCGCAGGCACCGGAAAGATCTGTTACGGTACCGGTAGTGTGATCGATGGTACCGGCGCTGATGGAATAACGGTACGGCGGCTTGCCTCCTGTCGCGCCGTAACTGGACCCGATACTGGGCGCGGTGTCCCCGAAAATGGTGAGATCCGTTATCTCCGGCCCGCATTCCGGCGGGCAAATAACGATTTTACCGTCAGACGGTTTGGGTTTATCGTCACAGATAGTTATTTTACCGATAGACGGCTTGGGTTTATCATCGCAAATACTAATCGTCCCGGCGCGGTCACTAGGCATCGCTACAACTCTCATAGGTTGAATCGCCGCCGAGCATGCCGTCTGAACGGGATTCGCTACCAGATGGGTCGATATTAAAGGTGGTAGTGATACCCTCGACGGTTATTTCGTTGCTGCCGGTCACCCCGCAAGCAAAACTAAACCAGCCTTCGGCGTCGGTCAGGAAAAATTCTCCACAAATTGCAACGCTTGCAAAGGGCATAGGTTTACCTTCGCAGTCGACCACCTGGCGGCGGCCGGTAATGGAACCGTCGGCTTCGTCACCGTCTTTGGGCAACTGCCTGCAAGTCTGGCTTCCCTTGCGGTACTCACCTTTTTCGAGATCATCCCAGCTCCATCCCGGGCTGTAATCCCCGTCTACATAAAACTTTTTGGATTGTTCTTCGTCAAGGGGGTGGTCGACTACGCTCAAATCGACATAAGCGATAAAAGGGCCGGCCAATACCCTCACCCGAAATTCGGCGACTCCTCCGGCTGTGAGGACGACGCTGGCTTCTCCGGAGTTGGTGACGGCATTCGCGGCAGAGAGGATGGCCCCGTTACTGCGGCCCTCCAGGGTAAAAAGCACTTCGGTGCCATCGGTGACGTTGCTGCCATCGGCCTTCTTGACGATGGCGGTGATGGTGCTGGCTTGATCTTCTTCGTTGATAATTTCTCGGCCGTAATAAGTTGCCGATGCAGCCGTGCTTGGCGCGCCGGGAGTCATAATAATGATTTTATAGCTGCCGGCGGTGGTGTCGTTTTCCCAACGCACCAAGGTAGCACTGCCAAACGCGCCAACGTTGACGGAAATGACACTACTGATCAGATTGTCGACGGACACGGCCTTAAAGGAGTCATCGTATGCTTCAACGGCGGACAGTTCGTTGCTGTAAAGACTATCGCTGATTTTTGGCCCCTGCTGGGCGCGGATGGTAGCCGGCTCGGCTATGGCCTTTAGTGAACCGATGTCTGACCCTTTGAGCGATAGTGTGGCGCGCCCTTCTTGGCCGAGGGCCGAGGCGATGACATAGACCAGGCCGACGGTGGTACCCGCCCCGACGGTGGTTTTTGCAAAGCCGTCCGACGCGCAGAGGCTGGAGGACGGGGAGAGGTTGACCGAGGCGCTGGCCTCGTATTCGTCGTAATCGATGATTACCGCGGTGCCGGACGGCCCGGGGCTGATGCCGAGGGTGATGGCGGTGGTGTTGGGTGTGGCTGATCCACCGGTATAAAAGTTGGTGCCGGTGCGGTTGGTGTCGCTGGCCCGATAAACGCCCTGGATGCTGCCGATCGGCTGGGTGGTGGAGACAGCGAGGGTGCCAGTGGTGTTGTGGGCCTCTCCGGTAATTTCGTTGGTGACCAGGGCGCTTGACCAGGACACTTGCTCGGCTCGGGTGTAGCTGACAATAAACAGCTGGCTAGCCTGGGTCGGCACGGTGATAAGCGAGGCGGTGACGGTGCTCGGCGTAATTTTGGCGCCTTTGACTGGCGCTTCCTGCGTCCCGGTGTTGAGCCAGACGCCCTGCACGCTGTAACAGCCGGAGACGGGAATTTCGGTATAGCTGCCGGCGGTGATGGCTTCATCCACCAGGGCCTTGTGCTGGACCGGACGGCCGGTAGAGTCAAACACCTGGGCCCTGGCGGTGGCGATGGCTTCGCCGTCGGCGTCGATGGCCCCGGGGATGACCTGCACTTTAATAACGGGCAGGGTCGGGCGGGTGTAGTCGATCACTTCGCCCTGCACGCGGATGGCGTTGGCGGGATCGTCTACCCGGTCAAAATCGTAATTGAGGGACAAGGCATTGGTGTAGGCTCGAGTGGCGCTCTCGGTGAGGGTGCGGGTCGGGCGGTCGTAGACTTCAAGGCTGAGGCCGTCGGCGCTGGTGCGGACACAGGCGGCACAGGCTTCGGCGATTTCGTTGATGATCTCGCGCCGGCGCTTTTTGCTGACGGTGTAGCGCCCGCCGGGGATGGTCGGGTCAAGGGTGGCCTGCCAGATTACGCCGACGGTGGCGCCGCTCTGATTGGTGATGTCCTGGTGGGCGACCTGGGCAGCCAGGGAGCTGGCGGCGATGTCCATCGGCCAGTCATGGGAGACGGGGCGCCAGTTGTCGAGCACCCCGGCGTAGGCCCGGCCGGAGATGGTGGGGTAGCGGTGGTTTTTGACCACGTTGCCGGATTGCTTCTCTAACAGATAGTAGCTGACCAGCTCGCCGTCGGTGATGCGGATCCGCGCCCGGCCCCGGTTAATTTGTGGGTTGAGCAGGGTGACGAATTCGGCGTCGACGTCGGCGGCGAAGGTGAGGGATACCGTGGGGATCACCTGCGACTCTCCGCTGGTGCCGTCGGTGCAGGACCGGAGCTTTTCGGTGACGTCTTGCCAGGCGAGGGCGGCGTCTTCGATTTCGACCTTGAAGTCGGCGGGGATCATTCTGTGTCAAAGTCCTCGATTTCAATGGTAAACATTTCTGCCCACTGCTGCGCTTCGGCGGGGGAAAACGTGCGCTTGATCAGTCTTGTGGAAGCGAAGGATAAAAAAAGAAAACGCCAGGCTTCATGCTGGTCAAGTGTGTAGACAACCACCCCGTTTTCCAGCGTTTCTTTTGTCAACAAATAGGTTGTTTTTATTTTGTTGGCCTTTGTTAAACCAAGGACCATGGTCATGGTCTGGAAAAATCGAAACATCGCTTCCCCTTCTTTATTCAGTGCGCTCCGCGTCTTCAATGGAGTCGGAGAGTTTGGCAATGTTGAAACTCCCACCTTTGCGTCCCTTGGCCAGGTTGAGTTGATGATATTTATCGATCAGGCGGGCGATGGCTGCGGCTTCATCGTCGATTGCCACAACGGCCTTTTTTGATCCCTCTTCTGCGGCTTGGCCTGCCTCTTTTTGTCCCTCGACCAGTTGTGTGATGTTTTTGATGGCCGTTTCGAATCCGGCGCTTAAATTGTCGAAGGTTTTTTCGACCTGTTTGTCAAATTTCGCGGCGCTGTCTACGGTCTGGAAAAAAGCCTGCTTCGCTTCTTCGGCGGCGGCGTTGAGCTTCCAGCTATTTTCGGAGGCGGAATCATTTATCTGCCGGCCGATGTCGGCTTGCTGGTCGGAAGTGTCAACCCCGGGGATTCGGTGCAGCATCTGGGCCATCCACAATACCATGCCCCGCATGTCCTGAATAAAATTATAGGACCACAAGCGCACTTCGGCGATGACCCACTTGAGCCCGGCGATGATGTCGCGCCAGCCGCCGACGGCCATGATGATTTTTTCAACAACGTTGAGCATGAAATTGAAAATGGCGGGCAGGGCATTGACGAACTTATCGAGGGCGGTGGTTATCCCTCCGCCGATCTTGGTGGCGATTTCCTCGAATTTGCCGCTTTTTTTAAATTCGTTGACCTGGTCGATGACACCCTTGAGGTAACCCTTGATCGCCTGGAACGGGCCGGAATCCATGACGGCGGTACGGAAGGAAAACCAGGCGTCCTTGAGCATGGAGACCATGCCGTCCCAGGTGCCGGCCATGGCGGTGGTGGCGCCCCGGAAACGACTCTCGGGACCGGTCCAGGCTTCCATCAACTTTTTGCGGGTTTCGTCAGCGGAGTAACTGACCCCGGCTTTAAACCCGAGCATGGCCAAAACACCCCGCTCGCGGAACAGATCGGCACTGGCGGCCCCGGCGGAGAGCATGCGGCTGACTTGTTCGGTGGCGGTCTGGATATCCAGCCCCGACGCTGCGGCAAGGTCGCCGATCAGCGGGATCCACTCTTTTATTTCGTCGACCCCGCCGGACAAAATGCCGGAGAGCTGAGTGGCGGAGGCCATAATCTGCTCATACTCGAAGGGCACCCGGCTGGCATACTCGGCCATCTCCTTAAACAGGCGGTTGCCCTCGGCCTGAGAGCCCAGCAGCCCTTGCAGCCTGATCTTGTAGTTTTCCGTTTGTTTGGCGGCGTCGAGAAAAGACCCCGCTAACTTGCCGATGCCCAGCCCGGACAGACCGGCGAAGAGGAGTCCTGTAGGGCTGAAAATCTTCCCCGCCAGGGAACCGATGCCGGACAGACCCTTTTTAACCCGATTAAAAACGCCCTTGGTTGCGTTTTGGGCGCTGATAATCAGCGATATTTTTTTATTTTTGGCCATGGACTGCCTTTAAATAGGTTTTCCGCCAGCAGTGGATAAACCAGCGGGGATATCTGGCCAGGTAGTAGAGGCCTTTAAAAAACAGTCGCAAGGGCGAGACCTTTCAGGCTATGGGAGGGATGAGAAGCATGGGACTTATGGGAAGCCTTTTTTAAAAGAAACCGATCGCGATCCCGCCGGTGACGGTCAGCGGATCGTCCCAGCTAAAGTCACCATCGTCGTCGCCGATGCTGGGGCCTTCGCGCTGCACGTCTTCGACCAGCAGGTGGAGGATGTTGCCGGCCACGGTGCCTTTGGTCATTTCGATGTCTGCCAGGCTACCGGCAAAAAATGCGGTGAAGGCGGCGTCGTCTTCGACCCAAGGCGACAATTTACAGGTGGCGTCAAATTTGCTCGAAAAGGGCAGATCGCTGATGCCGGTGGAGTTGATCCCGCCCCGCTCGCGGCGGGTGGCGAGGGACATCTCCATGCTTTTCATGTTGAGGGCGGAACTGTCGAGCAGCAAGTTGCAACTGGTGCCGATGAGCGGGTCGGTGTCGTCAAAGGTCGGGGTCAGGCCGTCGGTAGCGGCGCTTTCAGCGCAGGTGATGGAGCGCAGGGCGAAGGTGCCCTTGATGACCTCTTTTTCCGTGACTCCGATATCGAGCTTCTCGACGCAGGCGTCGGTGCAGAGCAGCTTGACGCCGTCGAGGAATTGTTCGAGCGTCAGGTAGCTTTCAGCTTCGCTACCGAGGTGGTGGTAGGTGACTCCCGCGGCAATGACGGCTTCGTCGGCAGGCGCTCCGGAGAAAGCCCGGTGGACGGTGTAGGTGTAGGGGCCTTCGCCGGTTTTGGTGGCCACGCGGCGAACCTCAAAGCTGCTGCCGATGGCGACACGGATCAGTTGGCCGGCAGTGAGATCGAGGGCGCTGTCAAATTCGGTGGTGCTGGCGGCGGCGTCGGCGACGGTGCCGGCGGCGTTTACGGTGGCGGTACCGAGCAGGGTTTCGAGGAGCGGGCCGAATTCGGGTTGAGTGCCGGCGGTGCCGCTGCCGCGCAGTTCCAGGTTGAGGGGGCCTTCGCCCCAGCGGCCGCCGACGGCTTTTTTGCTCGGCCAGCGGCCGCCCCGCACCAGACCGCGATCAATCAGGTTGCCCTTGGGCTGGACAAAGGTGCTCTCCATGAGCACATCGACGGCGTTGTCTCCGGCGACGGTGGCGGCGGAGCCTTTGGCGGTCTGCATTTTGGCGTAGACGGTGGTGTTGCTTTTGCGGTAGATGGCCATGGTGGATCTCCTCTAAATTGCCCACGGGGCGGTGCGATACATGATGGATAGATTGATCTGGGCACCGGCGAAGAGGCATTCATGTTCTTCGACGGCGAACTGGACGCCGGTGGCGGTGGTATCGACGGCCAGGGTGGACCATTGGGGGTCGGTGCCGATGGCGCGCAGTACGTCTCCGACCAGTTCGCGGACCACGGCCGGAGCGGTGGCGCCCTTGGCGATAAGCTCGACTTCCAGTTGCAGGGTGTGGTCGAGCCGCCCGGACACCCCGGCGTCTTCGATCTGCCCGCCCGGGTCGGTGACGATGGCGGCGGGCAATTGGCTGGTGCTCAGGTTGATCGCCGGCCATTCGAAAACGTTGCTGGTCAGGGTGGCGCTGTAGCCACCGGCTATGGTGATGGCCTTTAGCCGGGTGATTACGGCGGTGACGATCTGCTGGCGGACGGTCATGACTGCCTCAAGGTGAGTTCGCTGCCGCCCATGCCGTCGTCTTTACGTCCGCTGACGGTGTAGGCGGTGCCCCGCACGACCACGGCGGTGCCGTGGTCGGTATCGCCTGGCAGATCGGCGGTCTTGCAGAGCAGCATGGGCCCTGAGGATTCGACGCCGAGGCCGAAGGGCGAAGCTGAGGCGAAGGGCTCGTCAAACATGGCGGTGACGGAAATGCCGCCGATGGTGACGGTTTCGCCCCAGTCGGCCAGGGCGGCAATCATAATTTCGTTGATGTCGATGGCCATGGGGTCAGCTCCCTATCGCGCGGATGCAGTGTCCGGAGTCGATCCGCTCTAAAAACCAATCGATCGAGGCTTCCAGGGGGTGGCGCCAGAAGGACAGGCGCGTTTCCTTCAGGATAATTTTCACGTGCCG